GTCCGGGATCACCGCTCTTGAGGACTCGCTGGTGGTGCAGGTTGCAGTACCCCCGGGCCTTCGCAGGGGTACTGCAACCTTCGACCGTGCAGAGGTCAGATGCCATGCTGGCATCATACCTCTAAGGTGCTAGGTTGCGCTATTGGCGTACAACCTTACCGCGGCGGCATCGTCGATCCGGGCGTCGAAGCGGCCGAAGGCGAAGAAGCCGGTCTGCAGGTAATCCGCGTAGCGCTCCTCGAGGCGGACCAGGCGGCCACCGTTGACGGAGCGGACGACCATGCCAGAGGTGAAGTCGCCGAAGGCGACCGACTTGGCGTTGGCAGCCATCGCGGGCATGCCGTTGTCGACGATGACCTCATACCCGGACAGGTTGGAGGCGACGCCGAGCTGCACGGAGGGCTCCCACAGCGGGCGGCCCTGGGTGTCCTTGAGCTTGCGGATGACCTTGAGCGAGGAGTCGGCCATGACCCACTTGCACGTGCCGGCGTTGCGGTACGCCGGGTCGACCGAGTGCTCGAGGTCGATCAGGTCGTCGTAGATGATCGACGTGGTCTGACCGGCGAGGCCGGTCTTGCCGGTGGCGAAGCCCGACGAGCCGGCGACACCGATCGGCTGGCCCGTGCCGGTGCCCGTGGCCAGGTGCGCTGCGAGGGCGCGACCCAGGCGCTTCCCGGCGGCCGAGGCGATGAAGCCCTCCGCGTCGACGCCCGTGTCCTGCAGGAACTGCCACGACGCGAGGATCAGCTTCGAGGTGTACGTGAACGCGCCGAGGCTGTTCTGCGCGAAGGTGATGTCCTGGCCGCCGATCTGCGTGTTCTCCGAGAGGATCGCACCGACCTGCGCCGTGTCGTCGACCGTGGGCCACGGGATCGTGTTGCCCGAGTCGGTGTTGAGGACGTTCGAGATGTTGAGGATGCCCCCGTACGCCTTCATCGTCTCGGTGATCTTCGCCCAGAAGCCCTGCGGGACGGAGTAGCCGCCCGTGTTGCCGGTGCCGGACGACTGCGCGCGCGACTCCGGGGCCTCGAAGCGCGACTGCATGAGCGCCCGATGCTCCGGGCTGATGCCGGTCAGGCCACGGCGCACGAAGGCGCCGAAGGCGGCCTCGTAGCCGTCGCTGCCGCGGTCCTCGGAGTCGTCGGGGATGAGGCCGGAGGAATCGCCCTGCACTGCGGCGAGGCGGGTGCCGCGCTCGATGCGCTCGATGGCCTCGGACAGGTTCGTCAGGTCGGCCTCAGCGGCGTCCCACGCGGCACGGTCCTCGGCGTTGTCGAGGTTCGACCGGTTCTGGATCTCCTGCATGGTCGCCCAGACGTTCGCCCGGCGCGCCAGCATGTCGTTGTAGCTCACGATGCTGCTCCTTCTTCGGTGGTGGTTGCGACCTGCGCGAGTGGCAGGCCGTAGCGCAGCGAGAGGCCGCGCATCCGTGCCTGGGTGTCGATCGTCGGAGTGGGCGCGCCCGGCTCCTCCGCGTCGTCCCGAGTGGCGGCGGCCGGCTCGGGGATCAGGTGACGGAAGTCAGTGAGTTCGGTCCGGAACGCGGCGCGGCGCTCGAGGGCAGCCATGTCGCCACGACGGACCAGCGCTGCGGCGACGTCGCGCAGCTCGTGGTCGGTCTCGAGGGCCCGCAGTCCGGCGTCGGTGGTCTCCGAGGCGGGGAAGGTGACCGAGGACACCTCGACCAGCTTCACCTCGAGGATCGTGCGGAGCTCGATCTCCGCCTGCTGGCCGTCGGACGTCTCGACCGTCTCGGTCGTCCACTCGTCCTTCACGACGCAGAAGCCGATGCTCATCCCGGTGACCGTGCCGTCGGTGAGGTTCTCCACCAGGTCCGCGACGTAGGTCTTGCGGGTGTTCAGATCGGAGTCGACTGCCAGTCCGACGCGGTCCTCGGCCAGGCGCAGGGTGCCGGCGGAGACGCGGGAGACGGGCTTGTCCGTCTCGTGGTCGATCAGGAACCGGGCGTCACCCTCAGCGATCGTCTTGGCGAACGCACCGCGAGCCACCTGCTCGTAGAAGCCCCACGTCAGCGGGTTGCCGATCGCGTAGCGGACCTCGAACACGGAGGCGTGGCCGACGAAGGTGGGGTTCGCGCCGTCGCCGGCTGCCCGCACCTCGCATCCCGCCTCGGCAAGGCTGATTCCACGCTCCTCGACCGCCGGAAGGGTGATCGTCATGGCGTTGCTCCCTTTGTCGGGTCGTACCCCAGCGGGGCCAGATTGAGGGGCTGCAGGTACTCATCCCCACCGTCGATCGGCGGCCGGTTCTCCAGGCGCCGGATGTCATTCGCGCTGTACGCCCCGACCTCGCGCATGATGCGGTAGTAGGCCCCGCGGGCAGTGGAGTCGCCGCGCATCAGGCCGTCGACCGTGTACTCGGCATAGGCATTCGACGGGGCGAGAAGCTCCTTCGTCAGGCGCGCCTCGGTCGGCTTCAGCCACGTCGGAGTCAGGTCGAACGTGACCCAGCCGGTCGCCTGCTGCTCCAGGCCGGTTCCCCAGGACGTCGACTTCTCGGTGTCCATCATCAGGAACGGCGGGACGCCGATGAACCGCTCGACCTCCTGGATCTGGAAGGCCCGCGTCTCCAGCCACTGCGCGTCCGAGTTCGGCATCGTCAGGGACTGGAACTTCGCGCCGGAGTCGATGACGGCGATGTCGGTGGGGTTCGCGTTGCCGGACACCTTCGCCCGCCAGCCGTCCTTGATCGCCTTCGACTGGTCCGAGGTGAGGCGCTGCTCGGTCTGCAGGATCCCCGACAGCATCGTCCCCGAGCCGAACAGCCGGGCCCCGGCACGCTCGGCGGCCAGTGACAGCCCGATCCCCTGCCGCGCCATGCGGATCGGCGAGACCCCGCACACGCCGTCGTAGCCGAAGCCGGGGATGTGCAGCACGTCGACGGGGGTGAGCACGGTCGCGCTCGTCGGGTCGTCCGCGTCGCCGTCGGCGGCGTAGCGGAATATCTTCCCCGTCGGGTTCGCCTCCGTGCGCGCCCAGTTGAAGCAGCCGACCTGGATCTCGGAGGGCTCCAGCGGGTAAATGTACTCGATCTGGCCGGCCGCGTTGCGCTGCTTGAAGCCGTAGAAGTTGCCCCACAGCAGGCGGTGCGCGTACGTCAGCCGCCACAGCTCGAACGCCGTCAGCTCCGGGTGCGGGTCGCGCAGGATCTTCCCGACCTGGTCGGGTGACTCCTGCCGGGTATCCGCGCTCGAGCGCGTGTAGGACTTCAGTGGCAGGGCAGCTGAGACGCCGCTGATGAGGTTGACGCCTCGCCAGACGGCGGACATCAGCAGCGAGTTCTTCGGGTTGACGATGATTCCCGAGTCGACACCGATCCATCCGGACCCCGAGTTCAGCCAGTCCGCCAGCGTCGCATCCGACAGTGGGACGGACGGGTTCTCCAGAGACCCCGATCGGACCGCTCGTGACATCGTCATTCGGTGCCGTCCTCAGGTTCAGGCTCGACGGGCGGCTGCAGGGAGCGCAGCTGCGACTCGACGATCAGGGAGATCCCGGCCACTGCGAAGGCTGCGGGCCACCAGACGAGTGCCGCGAACACCACCAGGAGGGCGATGCCGGCGAACTCGAGGAGGTCCCAGCGGTCCACGGCGGTCCTCCTCACCAGATCGTCGGAGCGGCCAGAGGGTCTGGCGCGATGGTCAGCAGGTACAGGGCCTCGACGAGGGACACGAGGTTGGAGATGTCGACGGGCGAATCCTTGCGGTCAAGCACCCATCCATCACCTAGCGGCCGGATCGCGGCCTGCTGCATCGCGGCGTCGACCTGCTCCTGGCCGGTCTGCGCGAGGGGTCCCTTGAGCACTGAGTCGTAGAAGGCTCCACAGGCGCGGGTCATGTCCTGGCCGTTGAGCTCGACGACGAGATCACCGAACGCCTTCTTCAGCGGCTCGAGCATGCTCGACGCCGGGGAGTTGCCCCCTTGAAGCCCGATTGCCGCCGGCGACCAGACGGGCACCCGCTGCTCGAGCCACGGCACCACCCAGTCCTGGCCGAAGCCAGTCTCGATGACCTCACCGTGCGGGACCCCCGAGGCGTTCAAGCCTGCGATCGAGATCCACGAGGTCTGCCGATCCCAGCTGGTG